AAGGAAAACAATGCAACACATACCCCCGTTATTCACTTTTGCATGCCTTGTTTGATTGCGACCCTCCCCTCATATGAGGTATGGGTAAGAAAAGAATATCTCACAGACCATCAATCAGGTCATGGTGAATTTGTAAAGGGCGTCTGGGTATCGGTTAAATCGATACCTGGGCGTGCTTTTTATTTTGAAACGTATTTACCAGAGTATGCGGCAATGTACGATAAATTGCCCATCAGTGCGTTCGTATCGTCCCCAGAGATGCCTAAACCTGATATGCCACTACATAACCTACAATTTTGGAATTGTATGGATTATGGGGTCACTGTGGTGCAGAAACAATTTGTAGGTAGTATGCATTATGAATGTTATACAAGAGACTATGGACCACAAACTGGAACATATATTTGTACAATTGATAATTATCATCAAGATCCAGATGCAATTGATTATGCAACAAGTGAAAATCCATCAGAACACAAGTCACATAACCTAATTGAACTAGATAATGGGCAGTTTGCATTGTATCCTAATAATAGGACACGAATTTATGACAATAGTTTGACACCAGAGGAACCAAAGATTCCAGATTTTAAAGTTTCGACTGTATATTATCAAGTTGAGAATGGTCATGACCGTGATGGACTTGGAAATGATGAAAATTATTTCTGGAAAACTGCAAAAGAACGTAAAGATATTGAAAATTCACCCGAAATCCCCGATTTTTAAACAAATGAACGATTTTTTAGACAACCTTGCTAATGATCAGCATCAAAAGATGCTTCGTGAGATTGCAAATGACAAATTAACACCTAAAAAAAGTGATAAGATTAAAGAAAGTGAGATCTTTAATCCAGAGAGTAATCCAGAACCACTTTTTGGTTGATAAATAATACATAATTGCTGTATTATTGTGCCTTTAGAAAGGGTAAGTCAAGGGTTTAAAGATATTAGTATGACATTTCAGAGAAATCCTCTGAATGATGATATCCTTACGCTTAAAAATGAAAGGGCAATTGCAAGATCTGTGCGTAATATCGTCTTTACAATACCAGGTGAGAAACCATTTGATGAAACTTTTGGATCAAGGATCACCGCATCCTTGTTTGAGAACATTGATGATCTAACAGGGGAGACCATCAAGGACGAAATAGAGTATTCAATCAATAGATTTGAACCAAGAGTAAATTTATATCGTGTAACTGCTACACCTGACCCTGAAAACAACTCATATGATGTCTCTGTCGCATACGAAATCATAGGAGCAGACGTTCCTCCACAGGAATTACAGTTTGTTTTGCAACCAACTAGGTAAAAATGGCACTAGTCAACTTTTCTAATCTGGATTTTGACCAGATTAAAACATCACTAAAGGATTATCTGAAGGCAAATTCAGATTTTACGGATTATGACTTCGAAGGATCTAATCTGGCAACGATTATTGATGTTTTAGCATATAATACTTACACATCTTCGTATAACGCAAACATGGTTGCGAACGAAGTGTTCATTGATAGTGCTACTCTACGTGAAAATGTAGTTTCTTTAGCAAGAAATATTGGATATGTTCCTCATTCAAAGAAAGCAGCAAGAGCAAATATTACTTTTGAAGTAAATACCTTAAATATTAGTCCAACTCCATCATCAATCACTCTTAAAAAGGGTGCTGTTGCTGCATCAACTGGTTCTGGGTCTTCACAATCGTTTGTTTTCTCGATTGTTGATGATATTACCGTTCCAGTTTTTAATCAGATAGCAACTTTTGTTAATATTCCGGTTTATCAAGGTACAGTTTTAACAAAAAACTTTACTTATACTTCTAGAAATCCAAATCAGAGATATGTTTTACCAAATACTGGTATTGATACTAATTTATTGAATATTTCTGTTAGAACTAATGAACAATCTACTTCAAAAGTAAAATATAATTTGCAAGATAGTTTATTTGAAGTTGGTTCTTCATCAAATATCTACTTTTTACAAGAAATTGAAGATGAAAGGTATGAAATTTTCTTTGGTGATGGTGTTTTTGGAAGAAAATTAGAAGAAGGCAATTTTATTACTGCAAATTATTTAATTACAAATGGTGATGCAGCAAATGGCGTCTCTAGTTTCACATTTTCTGGTAAATTAGTATATACAAGGAATGGTCAAGAGTATACTGTTACTTCTGGAATCTCTCTTTTAACACCACAGTCGTTTGCAACTGGTGGAGAGAATATTGAAAGTGTAGAATCTGTTAAAAAGTTTGCACCAAGAATATATTCGACACAAAATCGTGCAGTAACGCCAAATGATTATGAAACTTTAATTCCATCAAAGATTTATCCAAATACAGAATCTATTTCTGTGTTTGGTGGGGAAGAATTAGTTCCTCCACAGTATGGAAAAGTTTTTATTAGTATAAAACCAAGAACTGGCGACTTTCTTTCCAATTTAGCGAAAGAAGATGTTAAAATGAAGTTAAAAAAATATGCAGTTGCAGGAATTGTTCCTGAAATTCTTGATCTGAAGTATCTTTATCTTGAAGTTGACGCAAAAGTTTATTATAATTCAAATTTAGCACCATCTGGTGCATATGTTTCTAGTGTTGTTCAAAATAATGCTGAAAAATATGCAGAATCTACAGAAATGAACAGGTATGGTGCTAGATTTAAGTATAGTAAATTTTTGAAAGTAATTGATGACAGTCATGAGTCTGTAACATCAAACATTACTACTGTTAATATGAGAAGAGATCTCAGAGTAGTGTTAAATAGTTTTGCAGAGTATCAAATTGGTTTTGGTAATGCATTCTATATTCAAAATGAGGATGGATTTAATATTAAAACTACTTCGTTTAGAGTGAGCAACATTGCTGAAGAAGTGTACATCTCTGATGCTCCAAACCCAGGAGGCACTACAGGGTCTTTATTCCTGTTCACTCTTCCATCAGTTAATTCGCAATCTCCAACGATTGTTAGAAGGAGTGTTGGTAGTGTTGATTATGCAAGAGGTATAATTACTATAAATCCAATCAACGTGGTAAGTGGTAAATTAAAAGATGGGCAGACAATAATTGAAATATCGATGACACCTGCTTCAAATGATGTTATTGGATTACAGGATCTTTATTTGCAACTAGATACTAGTAGCAGTAATTTTGAAACTATTGTGGATGAAATTTCATCTGGATTAGATCCATCAGCATCTAATTATGTTGTATCTGCAAGTTATCCAACAGGAGCACTTGTTCGTGCTGGAGGAGCATCTTCTACGGCGTTAACTACTACAGCAACAAATCAGTCTGTATCAAGAACTGGATCTACAGGTTCCACTTCTGGATCTTCATCTGGTTCTACATCATCAGGTTCCTCAGGTTCATCAGGTTCATCCTACTAAGATCGTAAAAATATAAAATGACAGAGAAAAGAGTACAGTTAAACAGCGTTTTATCCCGTCAACTTCCAGCATATGTTAGGGATGAATTTCCTCTAATATCTGAGTTTTTAAAACAATATTATATTTCTCAGGAATATGAGGGTGGATCTCTTGACTTACTTCAAAATATTGATCAATATATTAAACTTGAAAATAATACCAATCTTTCAGAATCTGTTGTACTGAATACTGCATTATCTCCTCTTGATAGTACGATCTCTGTTAATGTATCACAGTCACAAAATGGAACAAAAGGATTTCCAGATTCATATGGAATCCTAAAAATTAACGAAGAAATAATTACATATACTGGAAAAACAGATAATTCGTTTACTGGATGTATACGTGGTTTTAGTGGAGTATCTTCTCTTAAACAGCAAACTAAACCAGAAACACTAGTATTTGAATCTACTACCGCAACATCACATCTTTCTGGATCTACTATAACAAACTTAAGTTGTTTGTTTTTGAAAGAGTTTTTAACTAAAATAAAAACTCAAATTCTTCCTGGACTTGAAGATAGAACCCTTTCTACAGAAATAAATCAAGAAACTTTTCTAAAGCAATCCAAAGATTTTTATCTTTCTAAAGGAACGGATAGAGCATTTGAAATTTTATTCAAAGCACTATACAATGATAACGTAAAACTTGTAAACCCAAGAGAATTTCTTTTTACTCCATCTAATGCTGGGTATCAAATTACTGATGATCTAATTTTAGAATCAGTTTCAGGCAATCCAGAGAATCTTCCAAATACCACATTATTTCAAGAAGAATATAATAGTACTATATTCAAATCAT